TTAGCTGGTTGAACCAGTGCTGTAATCAACGTCAGAAATAACAGCTACGGCTGCATCACGGCGGCGTTTCCAGTTAATCCAGCGCTCAGCACGAATTGCCACGCTGTTAGTCTGGAACATCGAAACCAATTCAACTGGAGTTGGCGTTGTGCTGTCGTGGGTCGGAGCGCTCTGCATTTCCAGAGAAGCTTCGCGAGACATATCAACGGCGACGCCACCATCATCTGCCAGATAAACATCTGGTGCGTTAACCAGTACCAATTGGTTGCCAACGTACTGTGAAACGATCACCGGCAAGCCCTGGAACGTACCGCCCAGCATGGTCATATCCGGGTATTCTTTCTGACCAAGCGCGTTTTTACGCATAGACAGAGTAAGTGCCGTAGTGCTGGACATCAGCCATACCGCACCATTCGGCTGCAGGTTGTTCGTAATGAACTGACCAAATGCTGCAGAAGCATCAGTATCAGGATCACCGGTAGAAGGAATAGCAGTGATGCCATTGGTGATAGATGCCGGAGAAACATCAGCGACCGCCGCTTTAGCAGGGTCAATGAAGTCTGTATCCAGTCGCGCGATCACCGCTTCTGCCAGTGCATTTCGCACCAGAGCATCAGCAGATGGGTTAGAGAAGCGGATCAGTTCTTCGGTCAACACTGCGATAGATGCCACTTTGGAGAAACCGAAGGTGATGGTGGCAAAGTCAAATTTAGTCAGAGGTTTTGCTTTACCCTGACCTACCCAGCTTGCTGAACCGCCTGAGGTTTGCGCTGGAATACGAACGTTGAATGGAACCTGACGAAGAGAAGGGATATTACCCTGACCAAAGCGACCAATAATGGTCTGCGGACGCAGGAATTCAACGAAGTCCTGTGCGTAATCCTGGTATTCTACCAGTGCGCCAGCCCAGGTCGGGTCTGTAGTAGTACCGGCACTAACCGCCGCTTTCAGGACATGATGAAGTTTAGTGTCATCAGGATACTGGTTTTTCGCAATCTGCAGGGCTTCAGATCGGCTACCGTTACCAGCGGCCAGTGACTTTGCGAAACGGGCAAAAGCGATACCTTTTTCCAGTTTCGGCTCTACGCGAATGATGGACGGCCCGTTATTAATCACAGTAACTTCACCGTTTGCAGTTTTGGTCACCGGCTTCGCGGTTGATGCCATGCTGGCTTCCATGTCACGAAGGCGTTTCAGGTGTTCGTCTACCGATTTGATTTCCGTAGAGGTGTTGTCGTAGCTTTCAGTTTCTTCTACATCCAGAGTGCGACCTTCATCAGCAGCTTTGCTCATGATGTCATTCAGTAAAGCGGCCAGCGCTGCACGCTTGTTTTCAAAACTTTTGATCTGTTCAGCGATATTCATCGTTGGTTTTCCTTTTTGAGAAGTTTGTTTTTGTGCTGTAGCGCCAGCGGATTGATTTGCTTTAACCACGCGTTTCTCATTGCCAAGCGCGGCGAGTAACTGGCGGTCAAAAGATTTAACTGTCTGAATTGAACACTCAGAATTAGCGGGAATGGTTACGGCAGAGACTTCTAGTAACTCCCATTCGAGGAATTGAATGCCGCCAGAGTCGAGATAAGCGTATTTGATGGGCTTAAAACCAATCGACAGACCTTTTACAAGTCCTGACTTAATTGATGCCCACGCTTCTTCAAGTCTGGCCACCAGCTGCGATGGCATATCAGGTGTTGGCTTAACAAGTTGAGCTGTAATTTGCAGCCCCTCTTTCACCTTTTTCGCCGAGCAATTACCGATGGGCTGAGACCTGTCGTGCTGCCATAAAAACGGGTTTTCACTGCCAAACTTCGCGCCGTCAGGCTCCATAATGTCGCCGTCACGGTCTGGTGATGGTGTGGAGGCAATGCCGGTGATAATCCGTTTATCCTCATCCACCGCTTTCACCGTCATGATGGTACATGCGCGGTCAAGCTTCATTTTCTGTCCTCCAGAAACGAAAAAACCCGCCGTAGCGGGTCATTAACTGACGTGTGTGTTATATGAAAAATACCTGGTAATCTTGTTTCTTCGCCTCTGGATTCAGTGCCATTAACGAGACGGCATTAAATAGCGCCATAAGGGGGTCAATTTTCCCCTTCCCACTGGCCTGCTTGGTAATCAGGATGGCGTTACCCTTAGGTTCTACCCTTGCGTTACCAACGCACCAGGCCATCATCGGCTGACCGCCGTGGATCAGGACGCCTTCAGCAAGTTTTCGCTCGGTAGTCATTATCGCGCCGCCAAGTCGCCAGCCCTGACTGATACCGACTACCAGTTCAGGAGGGATTCCTGCCTCAACCAGTGCATCCAGAATTTGCCCAACGCCTGCCGGGTCAATACCAATCTTATCCAGCAAATCAGCTTCATAAATTCTGCTGACGTACTCTGCAACTTGCTCTGTGTCCTGACCAACTCGCTTCACAATGGTGAAGTCTCCGGCCTTTTCAAAATCACGCAGTTTCGATATCTCGCTTTTACGGCGTTCAAGCATAATTTCGTGGGCCCAAGCATGGCTCCAGGATATCCATTTTCGCGTGTCTTTATCTCTGCCGGTTATTGACAGTCCAAGTAGGTCATCAAGACCACCACCATCAATACCAACCGTGATGACCTCGCTGCGTTGAATAATTTCTTCAAAACTTACCCTTTCTGCTTGTTGCTCCCAGAAATCAGCACCTGCCCATCGGTCAGCACGTAACGCCAAACCAATCTCTATGTTCGCGTGCTTTGCCATGAATCCACGAAATGCTTCTTCTCCTGCTTCTTTGGCTTTCCTAAACTCACGATTAAGAAACTGCTCATCGACCGAATACCCCAAGTTAGGGTTAACCATCGGCATATTTTCAAGAAGAAGGTGATCGCCGTTGGCAACCATTTCTGGCGGGTGTTCGAAAATAACGGGAAGAAAGTTTGGATCAATAATTTTCCCGTCTCTAACGTCGCGAGCGTACTGAAGTTTTTGTTTAAAAACACCGGCTGGAGGTTCGTTTGATTGCGTAGTAGTGTACATCACGAATCCTTCAGGACGAGATGCCAAACCACCTATCGCTTCACGAAGTAAATCCTCCGCATTTGCCTGCTTTCCGAATAGCCAAAGTTCATCAATCAGCGTTCCTACTGATTTAATCCCAGAAACAGTGTTTGCATCTGCTGCAACAACCTTCAGCGTGGTATCGCTCACCAGGTGAGTAATGGTCCTAATATGGGTTTGTACCTGGCAAAGATCATCAAGGTCATCATCACGCTTAACCATATCGCGAGCGGGGTTAAATGCGTTCGTTGCTACTTCTACAGTTGGGGCAATAATTGTGTAGCCGGCAGCTTGTCGCCAGTTGAGAAGCAGTGCCGTCATCATAATTCCGGCAGCAAGTGTAGATTTACTGTTTTTTTTCGGTATTAGTACGAAAACTTCCGTGATATGCCGCCTTCCTGTTTCGGCATCGTACGAACCGAAAAGCGCCGCAACCAGATCAAACACCCAATTGGCACACGACTCACCAAACGTTGGAGAGCCTGGCGCATCAACTATTTTCAGTTGCTTGAAAATATTAAGCGCTATCTCTGCCTGTTCAGGATAAATCGGTGGTGGAATTATCGAATCACCGCGCTTAAGTCGTTCACTCCAGTCAGGGCATGCTGTAGTCCATTCTGGCATTAATCACCCCCGGTTGTTTACAACAAGTTTCGGCGGTGCAGGAACGGCAAACTTATTGGCTGCATTTTTTGCGGCTGCGCCTTTCGCTTCCTTTTTCCCACCCTCACCTTTTTTCTGATGAATGTATGGAAGCATCGCCTTCGCTGCGTCTTTTCTGTCATCAAGTTCAAGAGTTGGGTCATTCATGACAGATTTCAGGAATTCAAGAGGATCTTCATATTTGTTCAGGGTCGGTACTGGCTCTACCTCCATGGGTAGATCTTTTCCCACCTTCGCTGATGGAGGAATTGGCAGCCCAACAAATTTTGAAGGCTTATCACCTGCTCCATTTTTTTCAATGTAAGCGATGATATCCGGGTCTTTTGCCAGCCGTGAACCCTGAGACCTTGCGGTTTTCTCGGAGTAACCGGCCTTACGGGCTGCTTCAGCCTGGGATGAACCGGACATCCGCGCCTGTGCGAACTTGCGCTTCTGTCCTGTTAACACGTTAACACCCTCCAAAAGGGAATTTTTTCTACGCGTGAGAGGGGGCGCGGTGTCCAGCGCGATCGGCGTTGACACCCACTGATACCCCCCCGGTGTTTGGTCAGAGAATTACGATGCCAGATTGTGATTTATCTTTCGGCACAGAGTGCTTCAGAGCCTCACCATCAGGCTGGTTCATTGATGCTTCTCGCGATGACTTACCTGAATGACACTCGATGCACAGCGTCCAAAGGTTGCGCTCATCGTTGTCACCGCCGAACTGTAGAGCAATGCGGTGGTCAAGCTCACTGTCATGCAGGTCTACTACTCGCTTGCACATGCAGCAATGACCACCGTCGCGAACATAGATACGTCGCTTCAGGCTTACCCTGGCACTGCCACTGACTCGACGATGCTCACCATAGATAGGTTTGATGCGCCGCGTGTCGATAGCTTTAAGGCGTGGCTGTAGTGTCTTTAGTTTAGACATGTAACCTCCATGCTCTTCGGCGTTCTGTACGTGGCTGGTTGTCTCGCGCTGGTTCTACCGGCTGTCCGTCAGCATGGTCAACGAGCGAGTAGCATGGATAAACAACAGGGCCACCATAAGCATCACCTACTGCATAATCTGCTGCTTTGCCGTGGTTCCATTTATCAAGAACTCGCTTGATATGCTGATGCGGTACGCTGTAGCAGACGCCATGGATCAGACGTGAAAGTGTTATGTAATCAGTTCTGCTCTTATCTGCTGCGATTAGCTTTGATGCTATATCGAGTTGATATTGTGGAGGACGACCAGTACCGAGATAGAAAGAAACCAGTGCATCAGGGAAGCGCTCAATCCACTTAACGAGTTTGTTGGTGAACCCATCAACTGGAATTGCATCGTCTTCTAAAATGACCACTCGGCAAGACTGCTCTTCTGCCCATTCAAGAGCGCGGCGGTGATTCCAGTTAGCACCGTTATCTCCCGTGTCGATAAGCAGTAATGCACCTATCGACTCAGCCAGAATTAATGCTTGTTTGTGGCGCAGATGGTGACCAACAACCACAAACTTTACTTGTGCATCCACCATGCCAACTCCTTGCCAACGCCTTCAGACTTGAAGATGGTGTGAACCTTGGGCCCGGTAATAACCTTGTCTCCAAATGACTTCGCCACCATGCCGAATGCACCCATATCAACCTTCGTTTCAGGCGCTCTTTCAATCTTCCAGAAGCGATGACTTTCAATCAGGTAATACTGACGAATGATACGATGCGCGAACTCCATAACGTCTTCACGGTTACCACCTAACAAGCCAGCATTTAGCAGTGGTTCATCGCGATGTTGCTCGATGAAATCGCTATACGCCTTGCCGTGGTGATTTGCTTTCATCCATTCGTCGGAATACGTCTTGTGCTCTGAGCCAACGTAAATTTTACCCGACTGCATTTCTGCCCAGGGCTCTCGCAACATTTCAACGTCAGTACCATCAGTGCACCAGACAAGGTGATACTCAGGGTGCGCACGTAGAAACTGATAGATGTGAAGCCAGCGAGCAAAGTATGGGCTCATGTCCACCAGCGGGACTTCACTTAAACCAGCACCAGTTGGCGACTCTTTCAATTCGTCAGCCAAGACAATTGGTAGTGCGCCGGATATTGAGTCAGCCCATGATTGCAGAACCTGCGGGTCGGGTTTCATCTTTCCGCCGCGCTGTGGGTCTGGCTGGCTTGTGAGTAGCGTCGTAATCACCAGATTTGGATTTCTGCTATAAGAGGAAAAGCCTGTATAACCGCTGTCACGGCGAGCATTGAATATGCCAACGTTTCTTTTTACCAGCGCCTCTCGGTCAGGTCGTGGAATTGAGCGCGTACCCTCTTCGTGCTCATCCATTGAATGAATCAGTTTTTCAGATCCGACCACATCAGCGAACGCCCAGGTCGATAAACCGGCATTGTGAATGCGTAGCGCCAGATCTGGATGCTCGTACATGCCGCGACCATAAACCGGATCGAAACCGCCAACCTTCTCAATAGCGCTGCGGTGGTAATACAGCATCACACCGCGTTGTCCGGTGTAAGCGATGTGCTTATCATCCCGGTACAGCACGGCCATATCATTAAGCTTTCTCGGCCCAGCAAGATCGAGAAACTGGTAAGCCAGGTGCGGCTCGGGAGATTCGATGTAGGGAAGATGCCAGTTATCGGCGATGGGCCACGCGTCATCATCCCATAGGAAGAGATGCTCACACCCGGCATCCACCAGTGCGGTCAGGCTGGCGTTCTTCGAAGCGACAATACCGCATGATTGGTCATGACGAACCAGTTTTACATTAGCCGGTACAACAGCGGGAGGCTTTGAGCCATCGTCGATGACGACCACCAGCGCACCGGACGGAAGATGCTTCATGTGCTGCTCGATGGCACGCTTAAGAACATCAGGTCTGTTATGCGTAGTTATGGCGATCCCTACCGCTGAGTGTGAATTATTGACAGGTGCATACGGGACACCATCTATTGTGACCTGCATGTGCATTTCCTTTTAGACGTGAGCCTGTCGCACGGCAACGCCGCCCGAGAGGTAAACGCAACCTAACGGCATTACCCAGGCTCACTACTGAAAGACTCTCTTCGATATGCGCGTGCGAAGCGCAATAAAAAAGGTCGCCTAAGCGACCTCTATTTTTCATTCTGTTTTAATCATCGGGGTATATCAGCGGCATCCAGTGAGTAATCTTGCTGGAACTCGATTCAATGAACGCTGTTGTTCTCTGCCAGTAAGTTCCCATACAGGATAGTTTGAACACATCACCAGTATCACTAAGCGCGATTACCTCTTTCGACCACTGACCCTCTTTGCTTTCCGGCAGTCTTTCATCAACGCTTATCCAATCTCTTTCGAAACCATCAGACATTTTATGTCTTGCTTCATGAATAGCATTGTCCATTCTCTTCATAGAGGCAGCAGGTATCGGTATTTCTCGTACCGAGCAGATTTCCTTGATCAGTCCATTTGCAATTACTAACTCTTCAAAAAGAGTGGCTATCAAAGCGCGGTATTCTTCACCATTCATCTACAACCTCGTCTTAGTTGTTCGTCAGGTTATCAGTGGCAGGCGGTGACGATGCCGCTTTTCAGGAGCTACCCTAGCCACTGACAATTCAATTAGGTGTGGTATCCGGTGCTGAACCCGGAATTCCGTTGGCGCTTAGCAGGGAACCAACGGCACGACTTGCTTCGCTTCACATCCACGCGCTGCGCATCAGCCTGCGCATTTACCACAATTCGACATTATCACAGGCACTCAGTGAATGCCTGCTGTAATGCTTAATCGTCGAGCTGAAGAACGCCATGTTCCTCTGACTCGGAGTAGGCAATCAGCCCTTCATATGCCGGAACAACTTCACCACTTTCTGATTCAAACTCAGGAATGGTTGAGTGGGCGATCGTATAGAACGGCTGACCTTCCTGCTCTGCAAATTCTGCAAGGGATTTGATCTGCTCTGCTGTCAGAACTAATGGTGTCATAGTTTTATCCTTTAGAGGGTATATTGATTGCATTATCCGCTTACGGGGATAACCATTATCAAGCCCACCAGCAGATGAGCTTTGTAATGGCTACTGCTCTTTGGTAAATGACGTTATTCCTAGTTCTTTAAGCTGATGTTTAACGGCTCCAATGCGTCGGCTAAGTTCCCCAGTAACGCTGCTACGTACCGCATTAACAAAAGCATCATCCTGATAACGACTCTGAATCGTTATGCCTAGCCCTTCCCCACGGACGACGAGTGAGTATTGCCCTTCAAGCTCCTTAAGCTGCTCGCATAATATTGAAGCAGCGTTAACATTATTGATGTTCATTTCCTTGCACCTTCTGGCAATTCGCCTGCCACGCTTTGTTATGTGCCAGAATGTCGCGCTTCGTCTGCTTATCCAGCACGTCGATATCGCTGTAGGTCAGATAGATAATTCGGGTCCACAGGCAACCGGTATCAACCACCACTGGGGCGGGTGAAGTTTTTGCGCAGCTCGCGATCAACATCGTCATCAGGCATATGGTTAACACTCTGCTGTACATTGCTGGCCTCTCTGGTTACTTCTGCCTGACGTTCTGCCACTGCAATCTTCGCCGCAGCGTTTTCTTCAGTGCGTTGTTGATCGGCTTTTGCTTCTGCTTTGCTGGTACCGCGAATGTGGCCAAGACCAAACCCACCAGCAGCGGCAACACAGATAGCGCCAATAACACCAATGATGATTTCTACAATACTCATGCAATCACCGCTTTCGCTTTGGCGTAACGCACGCGTCTGTCATTAATGCCGTTCTGACCGCCATTGATAATCTGAGTGATGCGCACCAGGTCATCGGTGTACTTCAGACAACCTTTGGAGGCGTAGAACCATGCAGCAGAACGTGCAGCATTAATGTCTTTCTCCAGCAGTTCAGGGGTAGTAACCAGGTCAAGCTTAAGACCAATACCGCAATCACGGTAATTGGTGAGACCGGTAATCTGAATTAACCCACGCCCACGGTATTTCCAGCCATCACCAGCAGCTTTGTTACCCAGGCGGTTGCTGTATACCAGGTTTGCGATAGCTTCCTGACTTGCTGGCTTACCGTTGGCACGTCCAAGCATTGATGCCTGGTAGTTCGTTACCCGGCGTCCAAACGTCGTCAGTAATGCAGCAGGTGTGTAGTTGAAGTTCTCCACCAGCGCAGAGAATCCCGCTGATTCATGTCCTACCTGAGCAATGAACATCGCCTTATCTTTTGGCTCCGTGATGCCGAACTCTTTCATTGCATCCGTAATCGGCTGAAACCAGCGTGCAGCTAACCCGGCGCTAATAACAGCCGCCTGTTGAAATTGTGATTGGTTCATTAGTGCCTCAGAGCATCAATAAGACGCGCCACGTTTCCCCGAGCCCAAAGCACGGCGGCGCATATCAGGATGTTAACGATGACCACCAGCCAGTGTGATTCCTGGTAGAGGCCGAACAGATAGCGGAACGGGATGCTGGCATAAACCAGCACCGTGAAGTAAGCGAGAAGAGAAACTATCGGGCGATGTCTGGCACCGCCACGCTGGTAAAACATCAAAGCAAGTACGATGACCGCGCAAATACCCGCATTAATCATCGCTGAAGGATCACTTGTTACCATTGCTGGCCCCTCCTCCACGCAATCGCGAAAGCATACTGAACAGGCTTCCCAAATCCTGACTGTTGATGAAGGTAAGAAGTTTGATGGCTAATGCAGCTACCGCCACCGCTCCGAGTGCATCAAGCGGCCTGTCACTATAGCCTGTCCATTTGGCAAGGTACGAACCGACAAGCCCCGCGCCGAGAACGCCGACAATAAACGACGTCACGAAATAGCCAACCAACTTCATCCTGCTGATGTTTGCTGCTGTCGCCACGTAGAACACAGCTCCTGCGAAAGCGCCAAACACCACGCCATAATCAATACCGGTTGCGATACCAAAAACACTGGCACCCATAAGGCCACCAGCGGCAACCGTAGTGCCAGAAACAGGATCGGACATTTAGCCCCCTCTTATTGCCGTGAGTCCTCTCAGAACGAGGGGAATAAAAAAGGCCACCAATTGGCAGCCCTAAAAACGCGAAAACCCCGCCGAAGCGAGGTTTTTTGATATTCTTTCTAACCGTGGACATACAAAGCCCATCGTTAGATAAAAATTAACACAGATTCGGGAAAAGTAAATATCACATCTAAATTTAACTGGTTTTTATTTTGTTACCCGCCGCAATTGCTCTTCAGCCCATGCCTCTTCTACTTCGAACTTTTCAATGAGATCGTCATAGAACTTCTTCACAGACTTTTTCCATGTATCGAGAGAAATGGCATCAGTAACAAGGCGTATTGCTTCCAGTGCTTCCGTTGACGGCATTCTTGCATAGCCATTACCACCGCATCGTTTACAGTCGGTGAATACCGGTACTCCCTGCTTTGCAGTTAATTCGCGGTTTACGGCCTTACCGCGACCATGGCAATCGTTGCATGAGGAACTAACTACTTTCTTCCCTTTGCACTGATGGCACAGAACGCGGTTTATTTCTCTCACTTGTCTGCGCACCTCATATGCTGATGGCTTGATATCTTTTACGCCCATATGCAGTGACATTTTGACAAATTCTTTATTCTTGCCTGGTGTGTGGGTTTTCATGCTGAAGACTTCGGCATCAATAAACCCTTCACCATTACAGCAGTCACAGATTCGTGTAGTGCTTGCACTTCGAGAATAATCCTCGAATGCATAAACAGCGAGAATGCGAATTACTTTTGGCTTGATTTCAGCGCTCAATTTTCGAAGCGCCGGGACTCTGTCGCAGCGAGCAAGGGCATAATTAGAAAGAAGCGCGATAGCCTTTTCTTTTTCAGTGATGCTGATCCCCAACTTCCCCAGGAACGCAGAAAAGCCAAATGATGCGCGGTTCTGTGTCATCCCCTGTGCAGCCATCACATCAGTCACAGACAATGCATCATTGCTGGTTGCTGGCGCGTCATCACTCAACTTTGGCGATTTTGGTGAATAAAATTTTGGTAGGGCTTCAAGGTTCATAGCGTTCTCCACTTACGCCAGTACGCCGGTTGCCAGCGCACGATCGATAAAACGAAATATCAGCTCCAGTTGTGAGCCGTATTTCTTCTCAAATGCCACGGTGTCATCATGAAGCTCCCGGTGATGCAGCCTGCACAACGGCAACACAAAGAGATCATGCGCTTTTGTACCCATTCCACCCTGACCGTGGCCTATCAGGTGATGGGGGTCATCTGCCTGCTTGTTACAGCAGGCGCACGGCTGTGCTTTAACCCAGCGCGTGTACTTCTCATTTTCCCAGCGACGGCGCTTAGGCCTCAGCATGAAAGATTCCGGCGATTCGTCATCAACCTTTATCGTCAGTACCTTTTTCGCCCTTTCCTGCAGTACTTCCGTCGCTGCCGGACGCGGAACAATGTCACTCTCCCGCATCACTGACTGATGCTCTTCTGGCTTCATTCCCATGGCTTTAGTCGCTATCCCTTCAGGGATGACATCAGCCAGGCCACTTCGCACCATCCACCAGCAAAACTCAGGAAGAGTAAGCTGGTGGTCATCACTGAAACCCAGCTCACGAAGCACTACAGATAAAATCCAGGATACCAGGTTTTCACGCGCTATGCCTGCCAGTCTTTCCGTGGTCTGATCACGTAATTGGTTATCACATGCCCAGCACAATCTGATTGAGCCTGGATAATGGCGAAACAGCGTAAAATGCGGGCTGTGATAGTCGTTGTGGGGCCACTGACAGACGAATGAACTCTCTAACCACCTGTCGAGTGAAACAAGCCCACCAGCACGCGCTATCACCTTCTTATTCTCAAACACGGCCTTCATCATTGGCTCTTCTGCCAGTGGTTGAGATGCGGGAGGGATTGCCCCTGTTGGAAAGGTGGCGTAGTTCTCCGGCTCTTCTTCAATCAGTACGCGCCCACGTTTGAACAGGTACATCAGGTCAGGACCGGGACGGAACAATACGATACCCAGCCCATTAGCAACTTCCGGCGTTAACAGAGCTCTCACTTACACCTCAGCCAACGAGATCGATAATTTTCATCAACTCCGCAAACTTCGATTCGAAGAAATGCGGCTGTGTTTCGCGTGGGTTTGCCGGGCTGGTGATGTTCTTCCCGTACAGGCAACCCTTGGCAGTGAGAGACCAGAACTTCTTCACGCCATTAACACCGGAACGGCTGCGGCGCTCTTTTTGCTCAACGATGCCCTGTCTGGACATCATGTGGTAGACCTGATTAGCCGTGATGCGAAGATTGTTGGCTTTGAGTAAAGCGCTAAGGGATTGAGTTGGACGGCTTGAACCGTCTGGCGCACCAGCAGGGGCATCAATGGCGTAGTGCGGCATAAATCAGGGAGTCCTGCTACTTGCTGAAGCTTCTGGTACGCACCAAGTCTTGAAGAGTTTGAGAGGTTCAGCATTTTAGCCGCTGATTCAAGCAGGATCACGCCAGCCTGAATTTTGTCTGATGTGATGCTTTCCGAAGTTGGGTTTTGAAGGGCGTCAAATGTCCGGATTACTTTGAGATTAAACGCAGGGCTGATCCACATCGCGTATGCGTAAACCAGTTCTTTGCAAACGTAAGTACCGCCATTACGTCCCTGGATAGTCATTACCGGGATACTACGGGAATTTCCCGTAGTTTCTTTTTCGAGCAATTCTACAAGCGCCTGCGTTTCAGGGCAGCGCATGAACTCGTAAACCTCCATCGATCGTGATGAGCGAGTTTCACCACTAGCGTTAATGGCTGCTTTCTGAAGGTCATTCAGGCAATAGTTAGATTCAAAATACTGGCGTACAGAAACGCCATCAATTACGAATAACTGATCCATTGGCCTCTCCACTTGTTGTAATGCGAGCGGGACTGCACTCCCGGTTCGCTGGCACTTGCTTACAATACACTCATTTTTAGGAGGAAGCATGGCAACAGTCTCCATCCCGTTGATATTTTGAGATGGTCATATCAACCTTCCCCTGCTTCACCACATGCCCCCATTCAATTTGCATGCGCTTAACCTGGCTATCATCAGCCCACACTCTGGCGTTGGTCAGTGCGTCAAAGAGCGCCTTGTTGTAGTTGTCCAGGTCGCGGCGGCGTCTGTCTGGCGGGTAAAGCGTAATGTTCACCTCAACGTCAATAGTTACCGGCTTTGGTATACCGCCATACTGCGTCACCACTGCGGCATAGACGTTCTTCTTGAATTTACGGCCTGCCTCGCTGATCAGGTGCTTACCCTTCAAAGCGCCCTTATCAGGGGCGCGGTAGTAGGAATTGACCGTTGGGGGAAACGGGAGTGTCAGTTTCAAATCGTTACCCCTTTTGATTCCAGCCAGGAGACTGCTTTCTGACGCGCGTCAGCATCGCCCACCAGCAGCGCCCGAACGATGCTTACAGCATCAGGCTCCTGACTCTCCCGCAGAATGGTGATCCCCCTGGCTGCGCCGCGAGCGACAGAGATATAGCCCTTCTTCTCCAGAGCCTTGATTTGAATCGCCGCCGCATTGCCGGATGTGCAGCCCATCAGATTTGCCAGCTCGTAGACGGTTGGCGGAAACCCCATACGCTGCTGGTAGTTTTCGATAATCCCAAGTACTTCTTCCTGACGCATTGTTAACTGTTCCATCTCACCGCTCCTTACATTTGCCATTGAGCACACCGATCTCGAAGTAGAGATGGGACGGCATAAAACCCATCAACTTAACCATCGGCATTTCTCGGTTCATGATCCTTCTCGATATCGAGTCAGGGCTTTCATTGGGCCTGGCTTTCCGCTCTGCTCTGATTTCATCATTCACTTTCCGGGCAATGTTCTTCAGGAGGTTACGCTCTTCAATACCCGGCATTGGTCACCTCATCCTGCATATCAACCGGACAGACATAACCAGGAGCCATAAACACCGAAGGGTTTTCCGCTTCATTGCCCCAGTGGTCCCAGCCTGGCGAACCGTTGCGGCTGAATAATTCAATGCGCGATACATCACCGTAAAGTAGCTCTAAGCGGTGGCGAACTTCCCAGGGCTTTTGGCTGTGTACACCGAGTGGGCTGTAAACAACCTGCTTAATACCGGCGTTCAGGCGCTCTAACCCCTTCCCTTTTGTGGCGATCAACAGGTCTTCTGTATTGGCTCGGGTGTGGTTGCCGCCGTTCATCCTGGTCTGGACGTTCAACAGGTCGAGGAAATCGTAAAAGTCCTCCACACCCCCAGCCTGCAGCGCTTTGTTGATGTGCTTCTCCGCGAGCGGATTGAACTTGACCCAGGTGAAGCCCTTCATCGTGCGGACCTTGAATCCCCATGCTTCCGCCAGCTCTATAGCCTCGCGGGTATGCGTCCCGGTGTACCACATGGCCAACACGGCGTTTTCAGCAGAAAGCTCCCACACTGGAAGGCGTTTAATGTCGATGAGCTTCATCGTTCCATAATGGTTTTCTGCTGCACCGTTGCTGGCTGTGTTGTCGTATGACCATGGAGGATCGGCGTAAATCAGCTCGTAGTTCACATGTCACCTCCACAAAACTTCCCGGCAAGACACCATTCCTCCTGCCGCTTTTTGTCCACTGCGCATTTCTTTAGGCAGCGCTGACGCTGGCGTAAGCAATAGTCTCGCTCTTCGGTATGAACAGCCCCTTCGAACGCTTCCATGAACATCGTGGCAGCGCGGCGATAAAGTCCACGACTCATAAGGTGATCGGCTTTTTCGATGAGATGAGTAACTACCTGTCGTGGCATTTGTTGAACAACGACTTTTGCAGGAGAAGCGCACCCTTTCGCCATATCCAGTGGCATATCAGCTGAGTAGACAAAGCGGTTACCAACGGTTTCACGAGTAGCACGGTTCAGGTCATAAAGTCGGCACACTGTGCGTTGAATACTTCGTGCGCTGTACTGGCTGAACGCCTCCACAATCTCCGCACTTCCGGACCCAGGATTTTTGGCAAGGAAGGCCTGAACTTCTTTCAGCATGCTCATTGGCGGAACCCCGCGTTCTCAGGCAGTGCGTAATCAACGTTATCGTAGGATTCACGAGTAACAGGGACCGGATCAGACTCTTTGACCCAGCGCCCGTTGACACATTTCGGGCTACCGCTCTTTCGCCACTTCTTGGCCTTCTCGAAGTACTCCGTGCAATTTTCCGCGCCGAAAAGCGTTTTAGGGCGCAGGTAGTCACTCATCTTCGAATCGTCTGCCCACTTGGCGTTGAGATAATCCACCACCAGTTTCAAATCATCAGCGGTGTAATCTTCAGCGAGACGACCACGGATGTATCCCAGCGTGGTTTTGTTACGACCACCACGACCGTATTCAGACCCGGTGACCTGGTTGAAATGGTCAAGAACCTGAACAGCAGGATCAGAATCGACGTCGTCAGGTTTCGAAGGAACCGGACAAGGGGTTTTATTTTTAACTGATGGTTCTGGTTTTGATTTTACTGACGGATCCCCACCAGATTCTGACGGGTCAAAAGTGCCGTTATCGTCGTTTTTTGATGCCTCAAATTTTGACGGGTCGGATTTTGATGCATCAGATTTTGATGCGTCAGAATCTGACAGGTGAGAGAAAGCTGCATCACGAAGCTTCGCGACATTCAGTTGATACACGTTTGAGGCGTTACGGTTGCCATTGCGGCGCTGTTTACGAGTAAGCCAGCCATCCTTCTCCAGTTGGGATATCGCTGTGCGTACAGTGCTTTCACCAGCGCCAATCTGACGAGCAATAGTGCCAATTGAAGGCCAGCTAACTCCCTCATCGCTGCTGAAGTCTGCCAGACGCGCCATGATGGCAACGCTGGACAACTTCATGCCTGAAGAAGCGCAAGCGTCCCAAACGTAACCGGTTAATTTAGTGCTCATGGTCGTCCTTTAACTCTGTAAACTTACGCTGGAATTGTTCAAGAGGGCTGAAGCACTCATGATCGTACCCTTGGCGAAGGTATATAACGCGTCCGGTCTCGGGCTCCCAACGGATAACCCTGACTTCGATTCCACGGTGGTCTCTGAATCGCCGGTCAACTTCAGCCACTCCTCACGCCCCTTCTCATTCATCTGAGTAAACGCCTCTACCATCTCTGAACCACACTGGTAGTTGTGGCTTCCGTTCGCTGTACGTACTATTCCCACATAGCCGAACGGGGCATCACGCCCCACCAGCGGTGGGCATCTGAATTGCTTAACTGGTCTGAATCGGTTTACACTGTTCATGCGTTAGTTCTCCACTTGATAACGACACGCCACGACGCCAGGAGCTGCACACTCGCTGGCGTCACTTTTTTTGGCTTTTCTTACGTCCGAAAAGAGTGATGATTGCCTGAATCTCTTCCTCACGTGCTGCCAGGTGGCGGCGGTGATGTTCCATAATTTCTTCTGCTTCATGCTGCTCGATCACCCCATCTTCCAGAGCCTGCTCAATGATTTGGTCAACCTGCCCACGCGCCGCAGATGTACGTATTGCCCGACTGAATAAATCAACGCGGTCCAGATCTTCCAGGAGTGGCCTGTCCACCAGCAAAGCACCACGACGCTTAGCAAAGTAATCAGCCACCAGCGATGTGTTGGAAATGTCTTCCATCGCTTCCAGCTCTGTTACCTCAAAGAAACGACAGCCGTTTTTCTCATACAGGTTGTTATTGAACTGAGTTACTGACATGCCCAATGCACCAGCCATAGCCTCGCGGCCACCGGGATATGCTTTGCACATCGCTTTCACTACTTCTTTCAGGGTCTGCTCTACCATCTTGTTTTTCCTTTGGTAGTTATCAATCAACTAAAAGTTGCGTACTGTTTGGCTGTACCGGTAATCCATCATGTTTATTTGGGTAAATATCTGGTCGTAATTGATGTGGCGTTACAGTCCACCCACCCCACTGACATAACTGAATCACCCTTTCTGAAGGGACTCTGTTTTTCGAAATCCAGTTCGCAACTGATTGAACTGACTGAAATTCGAATTTTCTGGACACTTCAGAGATTGAGCCAACCGCTTTAACAGCTTTAGCGGTGACATTCTTGTGTTGGTCTGACATGTTCTCTCCTGTGACTAAGCTTGCGTCAATACTACTTATAGTAGCAATTATTAGCAACTTAAAATAGAAATGACAACTATGCCTTGTGCGCTTAATCTTCTACTTATGGTGGAAAATGCTAAATACAAAGACTTTGCCGACAGGCTAAACAAGTCTCTCCAAGAGCAATCAATTGGAGTTAAAGAATTGTCAGAGTTCAGTGGTGTCTCATATGAGATGGCGCGACGCTATACTCTTGGTACTGCAAAACCAAGAGATGAAAAGATGATTCGAATTGCAGACAGGCTTGCCGTATCCCCTGCTTATCTTGATTACGGGGTACCCGTTAATGGCGGTGATGCGCCTGCTACCGGGACGGTTAGAATTCAGCAATTGGATGTGCATGCGTCAGCCGGTTCGGGATATATCAATCAACCGTTCCCAACGATTGTCAGCTCGATAGAAATACCAGAAGAAAGGATTTTCGAATTGTTTGGCCGGAGAAGCTTGGATGGTATCGTTATGATCAACGTTGATGGCGACAGTATGATGCCAACGTTGTGCCCTAAGGATCTGCTCTTCATTGATAGTAAGGTGGAGCAATTTAGCGGCGATGGCGTTTACGTGTTCAACTTCGAGGACAGCACCTTTGTAAAACGACTACAAAAAGTTAAAGGTCGTCGTCTGGCAGTCCTATCAGACAATGAGCACTATCCGCCGTTCTTCATAGAAGAACATGAAATGAATGAAGTATACATTTTCGGCAAGCTTATCAGGTGCTTACCTCTTAAAATGATAGAGTTTGGATAACCAACCCAGCTTAAATAACCGGCGAAAGCCGGTTTTTTTTCGCATAAAAAACCTACCTCGCGTCAGAAAAACAACCAAAAAGATAATTTTTTCTACTTTTTGTTGTTGCATTTATCTACTTAAAGTAGCTATAGTCTATTCATCAGATGGCAATACAACCCGGTCATCTGGTGAAGCCTCGGTATCCTGTAATGGCTGTCACTTCCCTCACTTTGTGACAGCCATCTTTTTCGAGGACACAACAGGCAAGAGCATTTGTAGGTGATCGAGTCTCCGGGTTCGCAAGAGTCCTCGACAAATGCTCTTACCGTTGTGGCATTAGCTCAGTGGATAGAGCAGCGGCCTTCTAAGCCGTAGGTCACAGGTTCGAATCCTGTATGCCTCACCATATCTCAGTGAAGAGATGTAGCTGTGTGTAGTCTTGGCGGTACCAATACCATCCCATGAAGTCCGGTACCGCCCTTTTTACACAACATGAAAGCGCACTCACCGTTCTCTAAACAGGCGGTGTCGTTAAATTCAAACTCATGAGTGCGCTTCCAGTTGTGTGGAGAACTGACGTCAGTCATTGCAGTGTCTGACATAGTGGCCAGCCTCAAGCGTTTCTTGAGCGCTTGGTGATGGTAATAACGCCATCTCAACCAGAAAGGAGACGACGATTCGTTCTGGTTAAATTTGAAAAATCTTCTTCGCCCGCGTCACGGCGGGCTCTTTTTTAGGAGGTTGTATGTCAGCTAATGAGTTAGCAATCAAATACGGAACGCATGCCCCAGAAAACATTCTGGCTGTACTTCCGTTTGATGAGGCGTCTGACATCATTCGCCAGCAGCTTCGGTATGAAGTGCGTCGAGAGCTCGAAGGTGAGTTTGAAGATCGTATTTTAGATGCTGAAGAGGATGCTGGCGAATGGGAGTCAAGAGCAGATTCTTTCGAATGTGATGCCATTGCTCTCGCCAGGGGAATCGAAGAAGCAATGAAGGCGAACTCCACTGAAGAGGCACATATCATCCTGAATAGATTAATGCACGATCACGGTGAATATTTCTAACATCTGAAATTAACGAATTCATAAGTAATTGGCAGCTATCAGAGTGCCGGGATTTCTACAACCAAAATTCAGCGCTGTGCAGAGCGCAGATATACGGAGAACTAACAGTGAAAACACAGCTCAACAACAATAAAACCGCGAAGGAGTTACCAGCTCGACTCACTACCGATCAGCTGATTAATGCCATGCGCCAGGCCGCTAAATACCTGCCAGAAGATACAGCGAAACTGATTAACCATGCCGCCGCTCGTCTCGGTGCATCAATGGCTGCTACTCGCCAGGCATGCGAAGAACGCACTGCAGCACTGAACACCATTGAGAAGATTCGCGAAATCACCTTCTGCCCAGATGAAATTGATGTGCAGGTATGGGTTAAAAACATGGTCTGTGGAGAAGCTGCATGAACGTATTTGAGATGGAAGGTTTCCTGCGCGGCAAATGCTTGCCAGGTGACATGAAGGTAAACGAGACCACCGCCGAATATCTGGTACGTGAACTCAGTCAGGCTGGCGAACTAACAGCAGCACACTCAACGCTTGAGAAAGCGCGTGAAGTGACGAACTGTCCGGATGGCGTGGATTTGCAGGACCATTTGAAGGCGTTGGTTGCTGAGAATATGGCGCTTAAGTCTGCCATTCAAACTCACAGTGAATCAGTCCACTTCTGCGAGGTGTGCGGTAAAGACGACCCATGCAGCACTGATGATGTTTGCTACGCGCTGAGTGAAACCCCAACCACAGACGGCATCCTGCGTGCAGCCGAGGCGCGGGGTGTTGAGAAGTTCGCGTATGACCAGCGTGAAATTGCCGAACACTGGAAAGCCAAAATCGGCAACACCGTCTGGATCGAACGTAGTCTTGCCATTGCAGAAGAGGCAGAAGCATTCGCCCAATATCTTCGTGAGGTGAAAGCATGAAAATCGAAAAAACTGACTTGCTGGCGTTCACCATTTCAGAAGTGGAGCGCCTCGACCCGGTTCGCGTGATGATTGAAAACTATGAGCCAGGGAAAGGTCGAATCACCATAACCTGTTACGGGAAGGCTTGGACTGGCGCGTGGTTCGCCATGGGCGGCGATTCAGTGCAGGAGTTTATTAAACGCGTCAGCAACGAGTACCTGATCGGCTACTTCGACCCGCAGCTGCAAAGCACTGTTGATGATGATAACGATGAAAACCTTATTTTCGTGAAATCAGAAATCCTCAGACTTCGCCGCCAATTGGAGATTAGCCACGAAGAAGCCCGTTCTATGTGGTATGAGGCAGAAAATGCTGACGATGTGAAAGCGTCCTGCTGCGATTACCTAGTCGGTGAAAAGTTGCTGGGACTATTTGGCGATGACTCCTGGTATGCCGGCTGGCCTATGGTTCCGAACCACAAATACCAATACCTCGAACGCATCATTAGCGCGGTACGTGATGGCTTAAACGAACTGGAGTGTGCAGCATGAGCATGACAACAGAACTGGCACCGCGAGAAAAAAGCATCCTGCTGATTGTCGCCGCCCGAATTGCTCGACGCGAGCATTTCAAACCGATGCACGCATTGTGTGAACTGCCGCAACGAGTTATCAGCACCCGCGCATTACGGCAGGCCGTAGAGTGCGCCGAGGAAAATCTGGTGCGAGAAGTGAGCAAAATTGTCGACGGGCATGACCGCCTGACCAAAAAACTGCAAGCCGCTGAGGCCGAAAATCAGGAATTACGCCGCCGCCTGGCAGCTCTGGAGGGAACAAATGTCTGATGTAACAGAACTGGCGCAGCGAATGAAAGCGGCGGCGCTGAAAGCGAAACACGCAGGTGAAGCACCGATTATGCACTTTGATGAGCGAATCTCCGCTCTTAAAGAGTTTCAACTTACAGCATGCCCGGCAAACGTAGTGGATTTGGTAGAGGCGCTGGAAGCCAGAGATAAGCAGATTGCTGAGCTACGCGTTAGCAACCGTATTTTGTGCTCTGACGCGATGGCCAAGCAAGAGCGCATCGCAGAACTGGAGGCGCGGACGCTCACGGTGAAGCTTCCAGATTATAGCGAAATATACATAACAGAATTTGCGTCTGAGATTGAGCATCAGGTTCGTAAGGCACTGGAAATGGCTGGGGTAGCCGTGGAGGGTAAATAGATGGCTAAGTTGACTGATTATCAGCGCAACACTCTGCGGGCGATAAGTGAAGGCCAGGTGATGCTACGCGGGAAATTCGACCGTTACTGGTGGAACGATAGCGACACTCTTTGTACAGCGGTTGCCAGACGCCTTAAGTCAAAGGGGCTCATCAAGACAGTTTACCTTAATTCGGTCCGGGATAAAGTCGAATTGACCGAGGCCGGACGGCAGGCACTATCGAAAACAGAAATTACCGTAGCGGATGCCCAGCGCTTCGAGAGAGGGTTTTAATGCAATTCACCAAAGAGCAGTTAATTGCAAAGGCACGAGAGCAGATTGAATTTTGCCGCAACACGAAGATAACAGGCGAAGGCCGCGTCCACGTAAACCAATGTTCGGCGCTGTTTGAAATCGCACTGGCAGCGCTGACCGCAGAGCCTGCAAAGTGCGGGCATGTCAATTTGGATTGCGACGACGGCAAAGCGGTATGCCTGTCCTGTGGCAAGGTGTGGGAGGTTTAAATAATGGAGTTCACCAAAGAACGGCTTCTGAAAATCCAATCATGGAGCGAAACATACGAACCAAGTAGCAACGTTATGCTGCCGGCAGAAGAAGCTGAAGAGCTGGCGCGTATCGCGCTGGCGGCAATGGGAGCCGAGCCTGTATTTTTTATCACTGTTGAGGGTGACGACTGGACTCAGGCGGGCAGGATACCAGGTAGTACGTTTGATTTTAATAATCTGCCAGATGGCATAAATAAGCTCTACACCGCCCCGCCAGCGCCGGTATCCGTGCCTGATGAGATGGAGCCAACCGTTGAAGCTATAAAGCGCGTCCTGCCAACATCAAACCCTGATGAGTACGCTGCGTGCCTTGGTGCTGATATGTGGAACGCCTGCCGCGCCGCCATGATCAACCATTCCGAGAATGAGCGCGATATGGTTGAACGTGTAAGCCAGCCTTACAAGTTGCCTGTACGCGTAACCAATGCACTTACATTGTCTTTGCAGGCGATGGAATTCATGGGCGACACGCTGAATAACCTCGACGCGGTATGCGAAGAAGATGTCGAGTTTGTTGCTCCCGCATTTGAAGCTGTGCGAGCTGCACTCGCTGGTAACTCGCCGGTAATTCCGGATGGTTGGCAGTTGGTGCCGGTTGAGCCTACGCCGGAAATGGGAAGAGCTGCGTTGTTCAAGAATACGAATGCTGCTGTGTGGAAGGCCATGCTCGCAGCAGCACCGCAGCAGGAGGGGAAATGATGCCTCCAGTCAAAGTCGTTGTCATAACTGTATTGATGTTCGCTGTGTGCCAGTTAATTTCGATGACAGGTTATGGCATATGGTGAGCAAATTAAAACAGCGGCGTACGCGCCGCCTTAAAGCTGATGTAGCCTGGTGGAAAGCAGAATCGCACGATCTCTATGTCCGTGTGATGGAGCAAGCAGATGAAATCGCCCTGCTCCGTTCTCAGGTTCTGCGTGTTCCAATGCCGGTTATGGTGCCAGCCGACATCATCCACCAGCTCGATAATAAAATGTGTAAAGCGTGCAATGATGGACTCCGTTGTGGGTGCTCATCTTGCGCATATCGGAATAAATAGCCGGGTGCAGCCGGTTAAGTGGAGAAATACTCATGAGCGATCGCTTCCTGACTGATGAGGAACTTGCAGAGGCAACTGGTTCGCCACAGAAGTCTCTTCAAAAAGAGGTATTAACCCAGAATGGTATCTTTTTTATTGAACGCCGGGACGGAGCAGTAAAGACCACCTGGTATCATATTAACCATCCCATAAACAGGTTGATTCCACCAGCAGGATCGTTGCCCACACCGGGCATGAACTTTAACGCTATAGAGTAAAATTATGGGTCGTAAACGCGCACCCGGTAACGAGTGGATGCCAAAGGGCGTATTCTTTCGCCCTTCTGGTTACTACTGGAAACCCGGAGGAACTACAGAAAAACTTGCCCCGGCTGACTCAACTAAAGCAGAAGTATGGGTGGCTTATGAGAAAGTAATTGAAGGCCGGAAAAACATACTGACGTTTTCGCAATTATGGAAAAAATTCCTTAACAGCACTGATTATGCTGATCTTGCTCCAAGAACTCAGAAAGACTATTTAGCGCATGAAAAATACCTGTTAGCCGTATTTGGTGAAGCAGAGGCGAAATCAATTAAACCCGAACACGTTCGACGTTACATGGATGCCAGAGGAAAGAAAAGCCGCGTACAGGCTAACCATGAGCATAGTTCGATGTCACGCGTTTACAGGTGGGGATATCAACGTGGATTTGTGCCAGGCAACCCATGCGTAGGCGTCGATAAATACCCTAAACCTCAGCGCGACCGATACATTACGGATGAAGAGTATTTAGCAATTTATGACTGTGCTACTGATCCGGTCAAAGCAGCAATGGAAATTGCTTATCTCTGTGCCGCCAGGGTTTCCGATGTTCTGAAAATGGACTGGAATCAGATAATGGATAAAGGAATTTTCATTCAACAGGGTAAAACTGGAGTTAAGCAGATTAAAGCGTGGACAGACCGTTTGCACTCAGCGGTCAATCTTTGCAGAAAATCAGGGGAAGATGGCGCTGTCATCAAAACCATGTACGGAGAGCGATATTCTTATAAAGGTTTCAATGAAGCCTGGAGAAAGGCGAGAAATGCGGCGGCTGAAAAAATTGGCAGACCGTTAGACTGCACGTTCCATGATCTGAAGGCGAAAGGCATTTCTGACTATGAAGGAAGTGGCCGGGATAAGCAAAAATTCAGTGGTCACAAAACTGAATCACAGGTGCTGGTATACGACAGGAAAGTAAAAATCAGCCCAACTTTGAACAGAAAAATGTGA